CCCCCATCCAGCTACCGACGCTGCCGCCTTCATTGACCGCAATGCGCCTAGCTTTCTCTCTATATTCGCGCTGTGCGAGCGGAAATGCAAATGTCACCGCCAGCGCATCGGCCGCGTCAGGGCTTGCAAGCCCCCGCGCCTTCATCTCTTTCTTACCCTCTAAGAAGATCGTGCCCGAGGAGTTCGGCTTCTGCGTCGGCCCGGTCAGGTCTGTCTTCAATTGCCGATCGTTCGGTATGTGCCCCTCGCGCAGCCACTCGCGCATGTTGCCCCAGAGCTCCGCGCGCTTGTTGCCCCACATCACCGGGTTCTTCGCCTTCCACCCAAAGTTTACCCCGCGCACCTTGTAGCGCTGCTCCTTGAGCCGATCCAATATGCCGTACCCAAGGCCGCCCTCGTCGATGACGGTAAACACCGGATTGAACTCCTCGATCGCGTCGATCACGCGACCGACCGTCGTCATAGTGTCCTCGCCCTTGTAGCGCTTGATGGCGATAATGTCCCGCCCTTGCCGCGCAACGATCACGGTGCTGTCGGAGCCCGATCGCGCAGGGTCGACCCCCAGCACCACCGGCGCCGTCTCATCCTTCCACCGCTGTCGGTTGCACGCCGCCTCGACGACCGCCGGGCCGATGAACTGATCGTCGCCCTCAAGCGGAAACTGACCATACACCTCGATGCGCGCCTCGGGGCTATCCGCGCCGTACTCGTCGATGATCTGCTGGTAGACCATCTTGTCGGTGTCCTCCACCTCGCGCGCGTCGATGCTCTCTGTTTGCCAGAACGCCCGCTTGGCGTTGAAGCACTCAAAGAAGTACCCCTCGTTGCGGCGCGGGTTACTAAACGCGCACCAGAATCGGTGCGGTGTGTTCTCCGTGAAGAACCCCGCTGTGACCGCCCAGATGGGGTCAGGTATGCCCGATGCCTCGTCGAAGATGACGAGCACGCCGTCGTGGTTGTGCACGCCCGCGTACGCGTCCGGGTTCTCCTCGCTCCACAGCCGCCCCTCGACCGACCAGTAACGCGTGCCTTTCTTCAGGTCGCGCTCGACGAGCTCCGCGATCCACTTGGCCGGCATCAGCCGCGTGGCGGACACTTCGAACCAGTGGCTGTTGATTAGCAGCGCGAGCCACTTGGTAATTTCGGCCCACGTCACCGAGCGCAGCTGCGCTTCCGAGTTCGCCGAGATGATGGTCGTCGAGCCTATACGCGTCGACAACATCCACAGCGTGATCCAACTGACCAACGCCGACTTGCCGATACCGCGACCGGAGGCGGTCGCCATGCGCAGTACTTCGTACGCCTCGCGGGTCTTGTTGGCCTTTATATGCTCTGCAAATTTGCGTAGCACTTTGCGCTGCCATTTGCGCGGGCCGCTGAAGTGCTCGAGCGGCGTGCCGGCCTGGCCCCACGGAAAGACGAACAGCACGAACGCTTCGGGGTCATCTTTAATTGCGGGTGACCAGAGCTTGCTCATGAGCAGCTCCTCTTGGTCAGCGCTATAGATCGGCGTTTGCATGCGTTGGCTGGTCGATAGTTAGTGGTGCCCGTTCATCTTGTGCCAAGCGACCAGCAATGACGCGCGATTCCGCCTCTCGCAGTGCTGCCGTGATGCTGATCTGCTGCTGTATGTCGACTTGCACCTGTTGCTTCGCCACCCAGCCGTGCACATGCGTGAGTATGGATAGGGCAGCCTTAGCGTCCCCTTGACGCGCGGCTTCGCGGAGTTGCGTGGCGGCTTCGACGTGTCCATCGGCGCGTCCCTTCTCTTCGGCTAGTTGGGCCATTGGATCTAGCTGGCACAAACGGCGGTACTCGATCGGCAGCAATCCTGCCGCCAACGCCAACGTATCACCTTTCAACCCGAGCGCGGCGGCGTCGTAAATCGCCTGCAGCGTCTTTTCGGTTGCTTTCACCTCGCGCGGCGCGAATGGCAAAGACTTTAAGGACATGGCTGAAGGTTACTGGATGAAAGCACAGGGCTGCAAGCTGGTGGGCTAAAAAATAAAAAATTTTTTGCGAACGCTCCCCGTAATTTTGACCGGGTGGCCTCGGGCCCTACCCCCCCATGCCAGCGGCCAGCGGCCGCCAGCCCGCAGCACCCAACCCGGAGCCCGCCGCCCCTAGCCTGCAGCGCCAGCCCGCCAGCGCTCGAGCTCGAGCGTCGCGCGCGTCGGCCGTCGGCGTTGGGTCATTTGGGTCATGGCATGCGAGCCGGTGCGCGCGCTCGAGCACCAGGGCGACGGCGTGCGCTCGAGCACCAGGGCGCCAACCTTTGGGTCATTTGGGTCATCGAGTGGTCATGACCCAAATGACCCAACAGCATAGGGGGCGCAGTCATGGGGGCATGGGGGTTTTAGGTCATTTAGGTCATTTAGGCATACCCAAAAAAACTCGTTTGGCCGCTTCATTGTGCGCCGCTGTAGCGTACCGCTGTACGGATATACAGTATTTCTAGACTTATAAGATTAGATAAAAAACATGACCCAAATGACCCAAACGCACTCCGCGCCCCATGTTTTCAAGCTCGCCGCGTTGGGTCATCCAGCCCGCGCCAACAACCCAACGGCGACCCAAATGACCCAACATTCGCGCGCTCGCCGCCGATCGCCGCCGCCGCACGCGCTCGCTCGATGACCCAAACGTCCAGCGCCATGACCCAAACGTCCAGCGGGTAAAAGTATCCGCAGAATGGTCACGCTATCAAAAACAGTTTGATGGCCTATTCGCAAACCGGCGAGGATCGCCATGTCGACTAAATCACATGGAGCACATGCACATGACCCCGATCGAACGAACCATTATCCGAGGCCTACTCCACCGCGCGCTCGCCGCCGGCTACACGGTTTCCGTCCATGATAGCTATGACGGCGACGGCGAATGGACAGTCAAACGCTCGCGCGATACCACCGCCATCATGGGCGCGCTCGACACCACCGGCGGCGATATTTTGCTGTTTCGCGACGCCAACGGCGTGCGCGTCGGCACAGTGACGCTGATCTATAACGGCGACGATACCGTCATCGCCGACGCCAGCGGCGACGCTGCAGCGCTCACCGTCTAACCCCTTACCATCAGGAGCACATGCACATGAATAAGACTGAACAACGCGAGCTTGCACAAGCTCGAGCCGTCGCCGCCACCATGCCGGACTACGCTGCGCGCGTGATCGCCATTATGCGCCGCTCGACGCGCAACCGCGTGACCCTCGCCATGACGGCGGCGGCGATCGCCGAGCACCAGCTCGAGGCCTATTTCGAGCCGGGCACCAACTACATGCTGGCGGTGCGCTCATGAGCGCGCCGCTGTCCGATCGCGTGATCGCCGCGCGCGATCGCATCACGGCGACGATCGCGCATCCGGCCACCAGCTATTGGCTGCGGCGCGCGCTGATCGACGCGCTCGAGCGCGACCTAGTCGACGCGTGCGACGACGCCGCCTATTGTCTCCAGCTGCTGCGCGGGCTCGAGTGCGCCGTATACGAATTGGACGCGCCGGAGGTGACGCCATGAGCGCCCGCCAGCTGTCCAACGCGCTCGCCATGATCGGCTGCGCCGCTTTTCTAGCGGCCGTCTATCTGGGTGCCTTTTCTCTGCTAGTCGCCGCTACCGCCGTTGTCGCGCTGGCGTGCGTCATCGATCACATTCGCAAGTAACCTCGAGGACACTACATCATGAGCACTCTGCAACTGAATTTGACTGTATCGCTGGCCACCCTGCGCGCTGCGCGCACGCATTCGGCCGAGGGCGATATCCGCTCCTACTTGAATGGCGTTTATCTCGACGTCACGGCCGGCAAGGTCGTCGCCACTGACGGCCACCGCATGCTGGTGATCTCGGCGCCCGGCATCGTGCACGCTCGAGCGTACGACAAGGCGGTCATGCCGCCAGAGCTGCGCGCGGGCGTGATCATCCCAAACGACGCGATCGACGCCGCGCTTAAGCTCTACACTGGCGAGTACCAGCGCGGCAAGCGCCTAGGCGACGTCGACGTGCTGGTGACCCTGCGATGGGTGCGCGAGCTGGATCCGACGCGCGAGGGCGTGCACATCATCCGCCAACCCGAGGGCACGATCGCCGTGCCGAACGGCGGCGCTGTCGGTTTCCGGCCGCTCGATGGGCATTTCCCACAATGGCGCCGCGTCATGCCGGCGGCCGATCAGCTGGGCGCGCTCGAGCTGTCATGTACAAATTGGCAGTATGTCGCCGACGCGTGCGACGCGTTCGCCATCCTGCGCAATAAACAGAAAAAGCACGCCGGCCAGCATGCGGTGCGCATACATACGCGCGGCACGTCGCCGGCCATCATTACCGACGGCCAGCCCGATGCCGTCGCCGTCGTCATGCCCATGCGCGGCGAGATCGGCGCCGGGGCGCTCGAGGACGCGCTCGCTGCAGCGCACGCCGACACCCCAGCGCCGACGCCCGCAGACGTCGACGCGGCCGCCTGATCATCATCACCACACTTGGAGCACACAACATGCAATCGACTGAACTGGACTTGACTGCCGACGTGATCGACGTGCGCGACGTGATCGCGCGATTTGAAGAGCTCGAGAATGAGCGCGACGACTACATGGTGCCGAACCGTGACGGCTATATGACGATGATCGGCGCCGATTGGGCTGCGGACAACGCGGCCGAGGCGGCCGAGCTCGCGCAGCTGCGCGCGTTACTCGATGAGCTGAAGGGGTACGGCGGCGACGAGCAGTGGCGCGGCGACTGGTATCCGGCGCAGCTGATCGACGACGAGTATTTTGTCGAGTATGCGACGGATTTAGTCGTCGACTGCGGCGAATTACCGCGCGACATGCCGCACTATATCGTCGTCGACTGGGCGGCCACCGCGCGCAACATCCGCGAAGACTATTCGACCGTCGACGTCGACGGCCGCACCTATTGGTATCGGTAAGGGGGC